AAGAGTATCAATATATTCAGCAGTTACGTGCATTCCTTTTTCCCATAGTACCTTATCGCCTTCTATCCAAGCAATACCACCACCATGTTTATTGTGGTCTTCTGCTTTAGAAAGCAATTCTTTTGATATTTCCTCAGGTTTGTTATCTGAGAATTCCAGTATTACACACATATCTAAATCTCCTCTGTTCCTACCATTGATTCTAATATTTTCTTACGAAAACTTGTTTTGTTCTGTTTATATTGTAAAATCTCTGAATTACTAATCTTTCCATCGAAATCTCTCTTAAAGACTTCTACTGTTGGTGCTTCAATTATCATATGATTTTTCATCCAATCCTCAATATATTTTGTTGCTTCTCTTACTGCCATGATATAAACTTCTGAATCGCTAAACATTGGTAAAATTCTACATTCCATAGTTTTATGTTTACCATAAGCATAGTTTAGTTGAAGGTATCTATCTGCATTTCCATATAATTGCATTTCTGGATTAAATCCAATTCTGCAATAATTACTAGAACCTTCTAATCTTCTCAACAGTTTTTTCTTACCAACTTCATTTAATACGCCTGAATTAGCCCAACTCTTAAGATGTGAACATAACCCTGAATATAAATCATGATCCATGCTTATTCCATAAAGTAATTCGTTTTTATAACTAACATGAAAGTGTCCACCACAGGTATCATTTACGCCTTCTGGGTAAGACTCGCTAACAATTTTTGTAAATTTCTTGAAATTTTTATTGAATGCTAATGGTCTTGTAACCCATTCACCTACAATTTGCCAATGAGTACTATCATATGTACAATCACATTCACCTGAACAATGATAACATTCACCATAGTCTTCTAGCTCTGATTCACTCATTTCGTCACAAGAACATTCATCACATTGTTCGTCACTCCTTCTTTCAAAGTGTACTGATCCGTCACCATGAAATTGTACGTCTTCATTATGTGTTGTTTTTGGGTGATCATTTCTTGCACCTTCTAATTCACAACCTATTTTATTTATTGGGTGTGATAATTCCATAGGTGAAAATCCATTCCAAATATACTCATAGGTTTCACCACACTCTTTACATTTTATCATATCTTTTTTCATATTATAAACACTGGGGGATAAACAATTATTACAGAAATAATAACCTTCTCTATACATTCGATCATACAGCAACTCTGCTTCTCTAGTTGGTCTTGACATTTCCAATTCTCAGAACTCCCCTTTAGTTAGTTGACCGTCCATGTCCAAATCATATCTTTTTATACATGAATCAAACACAAATCCATCAGTTCTAGGCTCTGTTATTTGGTTCATCCATAATGCATATGATTTTACCATATCGTAGTATAAATCAAATGATCTGTTAGAACAAGGTGTTCTATAAATAATTTTTATTCCTTCGTTCAATTTATTACTTAAAAGCCATGATATATTAGGAATCGCATGAGCTGGGTCGCCGAAATTTACATTGAATAACATAGTGTTTTGTGTCCTATCAACATTACCAGTTCCTTCAGTTGTATTCCAATATGCTAATGCTGTTCTAATTGTTTTAGGAACATAATCATCTGGATCACTATAATCACGGATAGAAGCACCGTCTTGATCCCACATTTGATCTGACAATACCATATTCAAATCCCAAGGTTGCATATCTATTCCCCAACCTTCACCAATGTTTGGATTTATTGTTTCATTTGAGAAACTCTTAAACATTTCATAGAATTGAGGTGATTTACAATAAATATGTACACCATCTCTTGCTCTTAGTATTCTAAATTCAAAAGACTTTTGTTTGTTGCCTTCAGCATTTAATACTAATTCACTATATGTTTTTACAGTTTCTGCTTTTGTATTATTTTGTTTCATTTTTTTATTTAAAATAGAGTATATAATTACCGTATCTTGTTCCCAGCGCTTAGATTATAAGAACACGTAAGCTATTCATAACAACAATGTCAACCGTGGATGGGTATGTATTGAGGGATTTTATTGATGAACTATCGAGGGAAGCTATTCGCAACGTCTTGCACTCTAGAGATTTTACGGTATATTATACGACTCTAGTATTGACCCACCTTTTTGTCCATTTTGTTGTGAATTGTGTTTATACAGTTCATTTTAATAGCTCCTATTGACCATAGGAAAATATCTATAGCTACGAGTATTGCAGAACCTATCATTTCTTATCACCCTCTAGCCATTCTTTATAATTAATAGTAAATCCTAATTCTTCCATTTTCTCTGATGGCATAAATTCAAGCAATCTTTCTAATGCTTCCTTACCAAATATAGCTTCAGGGTTTTTATGATCCTCAAGGTGAGCATATAATAAGAATTCATCAACCAATTCTCTACACTTATGACATTGGAAATATCTTATGTGACCTAACGCACCAGTTTTTTCCATTTTATATGTGTAATTGCTTTCAAATGTTTTTGCTATATCGTTCATTGTAATTCACTCCATACTACTCTTCCGAGTATTCTATTAGAAGTAACGAATGGTTGTAATGGGTCATGCCATTCTTCATGTCTTTCTTTACCATATTCTTTTACAGGTTGAGCACATAAACTGCATTCAAATAATTGTTCTGCTTCAGTATTCCAATGTGTCATATCTAAGCCACAATTATAACAGCATCCGAATTCTTTTGCTTCTTTATCTTTATAATCCCATATATGATTGTAACAAAATGGCTCACAATCTGGGCATATATTATCTCTATTCATTCTAATCATCAACCTCAATAACAAATATTACCTTCTCTGGATCAATAGGATTACCAAAGTAATCTATTTTTCTAATCCCCATATGATAATGCCGACCACAATTACCTTCGTTCATTGGAAACCACACTCACAATATAATATAACTTCTTTTGGTAGGTTAATTTGTTCTAATTTACTATATTTTAATTTATACAAAGGATTAACATTCTCAATATAATCATTGAATGCATCCAATGTTTTCTGTAGTTTAGTCAAGTGTTTTCTATTAACAGTTAGTATTGATTGTTGCTGGGCATGGGCTAGATTATTTAATACTATTGTTGTATTTCTATGTAATTGTTTTATATCTCTCATGTTTTTATCCCAATCTTTCTTATTAATTCTATAACTACTGAATTCTTTTATGCTCTTTAATGCACTCTTATTCAATTCATTATCCAGTGTATTCCTAACATGAGCATTACCATTATACATAGCATATACTTCACTTACCTTACGTGATTGCTCACGACGGCTAATTCTAATCTGTTTTCTTGACATTCTGGACATTAACCTTATTCCATATTTTGATCTCAAATTTTCGTGCCTGTGAGAGCCGTTTTAGGCGTGAAATTATAACGCTGTTTGATCGATTTTCGTGCCTGATTAGTCTCAATTCACGACTAAATTTAGATCTAGATTTTGATCGCACTTGATTACTGTTATTAACATAAACTACAATACCTAAGGCAATAGAACCAATTAAACTGTCATATAATGGATCATTTTGTTTCGTAAGAAACCCCTACTATGCGTAGTGAGCTGCCTATTTATACCTTACGGATTATTTTTTTATTTTTTTATAGGATAACATAGTGTATGTGGTCGAAATGCCAAGTACTTAAACGTTGTGTTGAACCGTAAAGTACGATCTCAAACCGTAAAGTACGGTACTCTCAAGCCAACTATAAAAGCGTTATGGCGTTATGAGGCGATCAGATAGTTGATCGCTAATCGTGCCTAGAGATCAAGCGCTAGGCGTGACCTGGGATCATAACGGTGTTATAATCCGTGCCTAAAGTGGCTCTGACAGGCATGAGAAATAGCGATCTCAAAATGGCATAAGGCTAATGTTCAGTATGGTTACAGAAGTATCTATTGCTTCTGATAACGTGAGTGAAGCAGTTTTGGCTTTGTTCCGTACTGAATTAGTAACATTCAGTATCGCAAAACCAAAGGCTTCAGATACAAAGCCTAAGAGTGCTTACGCTTCAATCTCTGTTCCTATGGTTCAGGGTAAAAGCATAATCATTCAAGGTATAGGTTCAACTGTTGGTGAACAATACCAATGGTTACTGAATACATTGTATTCAGATAAGACCAAATCCAAGGATTCACGTTATCAAGTAACACCTTTGTTAAAGAGTATCTTAGCATAAGGTGTGAATTATAACTGAGGATAAGCCACGTTGCTTAATTGAAACAACAAAACTGTTAAACCCGTATTGACTGGGACAACACGTTAAAGATACGACATTAAGCGAAGCTTTCCCACCCACTTTTTGATTTACAACCATCACGTCCTAGGTCATCTGGAGAAAAAATGGATTTTCAAAAGATCACTAGATATATAAATGTTTAGGTGCCTTTATATACTCCTATTTATCTTCCAAGTCGTGATTCGAGATTTGGGAGCCTACCATAGTTCCCTGTATTCTAAATATGCATCTTACAAGTTGTCTTTTAGTATGTTCACCAAACGGTTCAGTACAGGCTATACATATAACCTTTTCCAACTGTTTATTACCTAATGTCAAATCGGATCTCCATTACAAAGGGGGCACTTTGTACCATTTTTGGGGGCATACCTAACACTACATGATTTACAATAATTTATTTTAATTCCTCCTTAAAGTAATGTACACGGCTTCTTACAAGTACATCGGGGTTCTCTTCCTTACCACAAGTCCTACAATAGAACTTGAACTCTTTAAAGAAAAAGTTTGGGTGCTTACATTCACTCATGTTTACTAACCTCATAGTCTCTTATTAAACCTTCTATTACTTTACGCCTAAAGAGATCGGTGGCTTTCTTATCATCAATTTTTGGGAGTATGCGTAACCATTCAACATAGTGTTGGTTCCATGTTTTCTCATCACTATACATTATATTTCTCCTTCATAATTTTATCAATAGCCTTATATACGTCACATTTAAGTTGTTCATATGTAGTGAATTTCTCTAAAGTCATGGACATATCCTCGTTTGTGATGTGTTGGGGTTCATGCAAGATATATCAAAAGGAGTATTTCCACTAGACATATCAGGGGGATTATAGAAAACAGTACCTACAACCAACGTAATCATAAAGATGAATATTGGGATAATCCATATCCATTTAGTGAAAATCAATTCATTTCCTCCACAATGGGTTCTAATAATCTCACGTATTTCATTATCTTATATTCACTACAACCACTTGCTTCACTAAGTTCTCGGTAAGATATTCCCATATTACCGTATTTTCTAGTACCGTCTTTTCGCTTCATTTTTCTCTCCCAAATGCGTATTTTATAAACTTGGCTGCACATTTATTACAAGTCCACTCTCCGTCATATACACAGAGATCTTCTTTATTAAACTTCCTCCAGCAAGTTGTACACATCTTTCCATTGTTAAAGTTCGAAACATCTTCCTCAATCGGTGTCATCTTAAACTCTCCAATAATTCTTTCGAGAACTCGTTGACTTTAAATTCGTCAGTTCCTCTGCGTTTTCTCCAAATTGTGTAAAATATTCCAAGTCCACAAACAACCGAAATACCGACATAGCCCTCACCCAACGATGCAAATATACAGAAAACCATCACGCTTAACCAAATGAATACAAACAATCCCTTCATACTTCTATTACGTGAATATAATATATATATCTTTCGTTAAAAAAAGATCGTCGAAAGTTCTAAGAAGGCTACCGTTGAACCCACACCCACTTATTGTGTGGTGGTATGCCTTGAGGAACCAATATATGTATGAATGGTGCCAATATAAGTGTTTTTAATTAATCGTTTTTTTTTCCGAGTTTTCATCAGAAAATTCTTTAAGTTTATCTTCTGCTAAAAATGATAACTTCCAAAACACCTTTATTGCTCTTTCAGGTAATCCGTGTATAGAAGCTATGTCTTTTCGACCATGTGCCAATGTAAACCAATTTAATATCTCTGTATAATCTTCAGGTTCTAGCTCTACCATATTTAAATGTTATTAATAGTATTAATATAGTTTGCCACCTAGCTGGTTAGTAAATCCAGTCCTCCATATTTCAGGTGTGCATACTCACACTACTAGGTAGCAATCTTTATATTATTAGTATATATTTATCTATTATGTCTATAGTTAATGAGCCTGAATATGAAGAAGTAACTTCAATTCAATGCAAATGTAGTAAGGAAAAACGTAATCGTCAGTGCCACGAACACGGTGGATAATGTTACAAAAACGTTACAATTTTGGACAAAGTTTATAAACCCCCATTTCATTAATAAATCATGGGCTTTGTAGATAAATTTAAGAGTGCATTTAGATTAACCAATAAAGGTTATACAGAAAGCACAACTAGACCTTCAATAGCACAACCATACATGAGTACCGATACAGGTGCCAAATTACCAATTTTTCCTTTTCCTCTCATAATGATTTATGAGTTAGCAGATAACATTGATGCACTTAGAATACCTATTGAAACTCTTAACAGAGAGATGTTTAAGAATGGTTTTGAGGTAGTTGAAAAATGGAAGTATAAATGTAATAATTGTGGTAAAGAGTTCCAATACCAACCATTAGCATCTGACATTCCAGATGAACAACCACTTGAAGCAAATAACGATTCACACTCACCACAACCAAGAAAGAAAGCCTTGGTTCTTAAAAAAGTACCAGCCCCCGATGAACAAGCATTACCCGATGATGTTCAATGTGATACTTGTGGAAGTAATGACTTAAAAAGACCAGTTCCAGAACACCGAAAGATTTTGGAAGATATGCTGGCAGGTGCCGTCAACGGCAACGACCAAACACTTGAAGATGTTTCAAGACAGTTGGAACGTGACTTAGAGATTAGCGATAACGCATACTTGCTATGCTTAAAGAACTACTACATAGACGATGTAAGTGGTAAAATCGACCATAAGAAAACTGCTATAAAAGAGTACCTTAGGATCGATCCACCACAGGTGGCGATGATAGCAGATAGTGATGGTCGTATAGGTTATGACGATAAGCGTAATAAAATTTTCGTGTGCCCACGATTTGAACACCGAGACAAACGATTAACCAAGCCTGTTTGTGATCGTTGTGGGGCAGAAGCACTTAAGGCTGTTATGGAAGTTAACTCTGTTTACTCTATAGGTATTCCACAACCAAAACGTGTTGTTTATGGTGAAGGTGAAGTTGTTTGGAAGGCAGGCAAATATAGACCACACTTACTTTATGGTTATTCTCCAATTTATTCCATTTGGTCAAAAGCCATGTCCCTATCACATATGGACGAATTTATCAGAAAATACTTTGATAAAATGCGACCACCAAGAGGATTATTGGTAGTTGCTTCACGTAATTATGAGACATTTAGAAAGTCTTGGGACACCCTAACACAGAGAGCACAAGAAGATCCATACATGATACACCCACTTATGGTTGAAAGTGACAAAGGTTCTTCAAATATGGCACAATGGTTAGACTTTACAGGCTCACTTAAAGAGTTAGAATTTATTGAAATAAGACGAGAACTTAGAATGATTATTGGTGCAGTTTATGGTGTACTTCCATTCTATTATGGTGAAACACCAGCAGGTTGGTCACAAGAAGGACTTCAAGTAACCATAACTAATAGAGCTGTTAAATGGGGTCAAGACATACTTGAAAAATCATTCTTTAGTAAAATTGCAAACCATTTACAAATTGATGATTGGAAACTACAATTAAAGATGGGAGAAGAAACCGACAAACTAAGAGACTTACAAACAGATGGTGTAGAGATACAGAATATGGCTATGTTACAACAAATGGGATTTGAAGTAACAAGAACCCACACAGGTGAGTTTAAAGTAAGTAAAGATAGTGCCATTACAGAAGAAACACTTGCTATGGGCATGAATATGATGGGTAACAGTGGTGTAAATGGTAGAGGTGATATGATGGGTCAACAGCAAGAAAACAAACAATCATTTGAGGGAGAACCAAAAAACTCAAGACCAAGTGATATTGGTGGAACGGGTCAAGGTTCACCAGCCAGTGGAAGTGGTACAAGCATGAGTAAGAAATCATATGTTGACGGTATAACACCAGCTAACTTTGAAGTTGTAAAAAACACATTACAAACATCAGTTGACTTTGGTTGGACAAAAACAAAGACAGTAGATGAACTTAGAAAATCAACAGGTATGACGGTAAGACAAGCAAGAGATATAGTTAAGAACGAATTCGCAGGTATGAGAGAGTGGGATAATGAAAGCAAAAAAATCTAAAGGGGCAGATAGTGGCACACAATATAGCCACTGGACAAAAAACCCACATGAGTTTGAAGGTAAAAAAGAAGCAGAAAAGACACATAATGAACAAGTCAAGCGTGTAATAAAAACAAAGAAAATAAAACTAAGTGGTGGAACTGTCAATGTTTACAAGGCAGAATTTAATGAGATAGACCAACTACTTGATGACATAAGAAAAGAGTGTAGAAAACATGGCTTAAGTGATTATGCTTATACAAACATACGAAATTTACTAGACGATACACTTAAAAAGGTTAGGTTGTCAGAGAATTAATATGCCAACTTCCTTAAATAATAATTCTGGAGACAATGATTATACCAAAAAACTCTGGAAAACACATCAAGAAGACGAATATACACACGTAGATCATTACAAAGAAGCAGTTTGTATTAATTGTTTCAAAAAAGATGCTTCATCAGCTACTATTGCAGACATATGTGCAGAATGTGCTGGTAAAAGAGGTAGAGAACCACTTCTTGCAACTGTATCACAAAAAATGTATGGGTTATGTTTCTTTTGTGGTAAATATAAATTTGAAATTGAACAAATAAATGCAAGGTTTTGTAGAACTTGTCATAGAAGAATTGCAAATGTTACAAAAGAATATAATAAAAAAGGTGGTATGTTCGGTGCAGATCCATTTTGGCAAAAAATAAGAAAAAAACACGGAAAAGATTGGCAAATTATAATGGGAAAGGGTTTAGGTAATAAGCGTTAAAGACCTTTACGTTTTTCTAATTTCCACTTATTATATGCAGTTAAATCAGGTGGTGTTAGTAATAATTCTAATAACTTTTGTATAGAACCCAGTTGTTCTGTTATCTTATCTAACTTGTCTTCCACATCACCTAAATGAACATCAAGCATTTTTTTCCTCCAAGAATAGATTTATTCTATCGAAAACCAAGTCATAATACCTATATGTATAGTCTATATTGATCTTCTTTTTAGTTGTTTCACCGTAAAATCTATCGACACGTAACTCCAATTCAGGCTTTCTTAAAAATTTTGGTATAAGTTCTAGTTTTGTTTTTTTGTTGTTAA